CTAATTTGCGGTGGCGCGATTCTCGCCGGATACGCAATCAACGACATTACCCACAGCAGAAGAAGGAGAAAAACTCGCTATGGCAAATAAACAAGAATATGACTTCAATTTTTATCTAAATGACCGCTACAACCGATTCAGCGTTCTCGCCTATAAGTTATACCAAGGCGCTTACGGCTTGGAGATAGATACAAGCCAGATAGATGACCGGCTTGACTTTGATCTTGATAGCGATGACCCAAAGGTTTGGCGCGCAATCAACGCGCTAATTGGCAATTTCGACAAACTTGACAAAGACAACATCTGGACAATTTTCCCAGAACTAGATGATTGGATAGGCTACGCGCAGGTCGCAGAACTCGGCGCGGGAGACCCAATTATCGAGCCATTCCTACGCAGCTTGGTTGACAAATCTACCCAAGAAGAAGTAAAATCTAATTCCCTAAATAACAAGGAGACAAAAAATATGGAAAATAAAACTATTGCCATTACAGGAACAGACATAAATGTTGGAGAAGCAGTAGACAGCATTATGGACAATACCGCACAACTACCTAACGACTACTCATTGGTCGAGGCTGAACTATACGGCGTAGGGATCAACCCACGCGATGTTCGTGCAGATGTAGTAGTTGCAACAACTGAACTAACTAATAAAGGCTTAGACAAGTTCCGCGAGCAGTTCCCTGCGGTTGATTCGGTGGTTTTGTAAATGACAAAACTATCGCCTAGTGCAGAGAGCGCACTCGAAACTCTACGCGAGAAGCACATTGCTTACACAATCGCCAAATCAACTATTGAGAGTGAGTTGAAGCGCGAACTAGCACAGCGACTATCTGCGATTCGACATGATCGAGATATGTCGCTACGCCTAGCCGCAGATGCTGGTGTGCCAAAGACACAACTCGGCAAAGCAATTGGCACGAGCAACTACCGCACCATTCAGGACATTCTTGCGATGTTGGAGAGCGTATCGTTGCCGGTCGCTAATGACACTCGCGGTTCGGTTCAGGTTGAATCTCTCGATACTGGAAACTACCGCATTACTATTAGCAATGTTGGCGATAACAAACTATCCGGTTCGGCAGTTGTGAATCGCGACATGGGCTTCGTTGACGGAGACCCTTTTGTTGTGCCAGCAATCTATCGCAACAACCTAAGCGATGTAGTAGTCGCGCAGATTGGGGCATAATGAGTTATTACGCAGACCCTGCGAATAGCCCGCTCGACCCAGATGAAGTTGGCAGAGAAGCAAATCGACTAATTGATCTTGCTACCGAAGCAACTCGCGAGACATCAATTGATATCGAACTCAATTTCCCTAACAGGTATGAAGTTGAGTTTGGTGTCAGTTGCGACCGCATGGTCAAGCGCGAGTGGTTCAGTTCACCCGCGGATATCGAGAAGCGATTTGTCGAACTTTACCCAGAAGCAGATTGGGAGAACGCCGGTTGGAATTAGAGCCTTTACAGCCCTATCCATACCAGCAAAGCGACATTGACACATTAGTCAAGAATAATGGCACAGGCATAATTGCTACCCAAGTTGGTGGTGGTAAGACGCTTGTAGCCATTGAGGTCGCGAAGGCTTTGGATACTGCTACGAACTTAGTTATCGCACCAAAGGGAACGCACAAGCGCGCGTGGGAGAAAACAATCATGCGCCAGATCCCGAATGCCAGCGTGAAATATGTGAACTCTACCAAGAAGGGTCAGGAACATTTTACCCAATTGGAGAATGGCAAAGCCGGCTGGTATTTAGTCTCGCCGGAGTTTTTCCGTAGTCTGCATTGGGCTGGCATTGAGCCAGACCTTGCAGTATTTGACGAGATACATCGTGCCAGCAATCGCAAGAGCAAGACCGCGAAAATGCTTCACACACTCAAAGCCAAGCGCCGTATTGGTATGTCTGGAACTATCGCTGGAAACCGCGTAGAAGGCTTTTGGGCGGTTTTGCGTTGGGTTTACCCAGACCTAGCCGGTCGAAGTTTTTGGGCATGGGCTGAGAAGTATTGCAATGTCAAAATGGACTATTGGGCTGGCAAGATCGTAGACGGAGAACGCGAAGCCGGTCGAATTGTCGGGGACATTCCCTGCTATATCCGCCACTTGAAACGCGAACAATGTTGCTCATTCCACCAAGAAGGCATGGATGCAGATTTGCCAAACATGGTATCTCTTGAACGAAGCGTGCAACTTGGCGCAGAGCAAAAGCGTATCTACAAGAAAATGGAGAAGGATCTTTTTGTTTTCTTAGATGAAAACCCGCTGGTTGCAGAAGTGCCGGTGGCTACAAGAATTCGTTTGCGCCAAATTACCCTTGGCACACCAAGCATTAGCGATACCGGAGAAGTGTATTTTGCCGATGATTGTAAATCTACGAAGATTGATGAATTGTTTTCAATCATTAGCGATCACCCAGAAGGTGAAGCAATGTTGATTCTTACTCATTCGCAGAGATTTGCACGAGTAGTCGCTAATAGGCTCAATTCAGCAAAACTGCCAGCATTCGAGTGGTCTGGAGTTGTGCCACAGAAGCAACGAGATAAAGCCCTTGAAGATTTTGTAACCGGAAAGATTCAATTTATCGTGGCAGTTATCTCTGCTATCGGTGAAGGAACGGATGGTTTGCAGGAGCGTGCTTCGGTAGTAGTATGGCTATCCAAAGATGATAACCGACTACTCAATGAGCAAGCCGCGGGTCGCTTAGATCGTAGGGGTCAAAAGCGTTCAGTAATCTCATACGAGATTATTGCCGAAGATACCTATGACGAAGGGCAGTTATCTAATTTGATAACAAAACAATTGGCGATGAACCAGACGCTTCGTAAAGAAGCCACAGATGATGAATTGCCACCAGAAGCATGGCGAACATGGAACAACTTAGAGGATGCATTTGACGATGACGAGGAAGATTAGATTGACAACAGAAGATATCGCCATGATGACTGATGGGCAACGCGAAATATTTTTCGAAGGTATGCGTGTCGGTGCAGAGATCGAGCGTAAGCAAATTCTAGAATCAGTAAAAGATATTCCAGAAGCCATCGCCAGACTCAAGAAGGGTAAAAATGAGAAAGCCTAAATACAACTTCGGTGCAGAATATATCGCCAAACAAAATAGAGTAAATCGCTTGCGCGAATTGAAAAAATTGACTATGTTTGGACCAGTAAGAATGATCGTTAGGAAATGGAGAAGTAAATGAGTCTAGATTTAGACAAAATTAGTAAAGGCATTCATCGCCATATTAGCGAGCAAGACTTTCAGCATGGAGTAGAAGCCGAGCGCGAACGCATTATTATAGCCTTTGTTGAACGCTACCCGAATCACTTTGTTGAAGTGATTGACAGGGGCATGGGCGAAACTTACAAATCGCACGATAACTGCCCACAATGTGTGGCTATCGCTCTTATCAAGGTAGAGAACAAGTGAGTGGTCAACTAACTGAGTGTGCCGAGCATGAATGGCATTTTGAGCCTGGTGATTGGTGTCCTGTGTGTCAGGGTATCGAATTGGAGAAGGAACGCATTACTCAAATTATCAGACAAAAAATTACTCCAAAGGAAACAGCAGATCTAATCATTCAAGCAATTGAGGAAAATAAATGAGCCAAAAAGACATTCAGTTTTTAGAGAATTACATGGACTGGGTAAATTCTCGCAAACTTGATCCACCGACCTATTCACCGGCTGAGTATGGAGAGCATCTTGCTAACATGCGTAATGCCGAGATTGTAGATCGTGCGCTTGAAATGCTTGAATTTTATAACAAAGGTATTGACTGGCCCACAAACATGCTTGATGAACTAACTAAAATTTTGCGTGGTGAATTCTAATGGATCTAATCGCAATCGCACTTTTCTTTGTGCTTATGCCCATAACTATTGGAACTGCATTTCTAGTATCTCTATTCAAAATTACTGACTATGTTCAAAATAATGACCATTCAGAATATCTAGATTCGTTAGAAGATAAATAAGTGGGTAGAACAGTAGATAATTTTGAGCCATTACATTTTGGTATCAAAAAGAAAGCGATGCAAAAATGGCTACTTTTATCAGAAGGAATGAATGAACACCCAAATTTTCCATGTAAAAACAATTCTTATTACTATACCGATTATGACGGATATGGTTTTGAAGATGAAGATGGTAGTGGAAAAGCCAAGAAACTAACAGAAGAACAATGTGAGCAACTATGCACAGATTGTCCTTTGATCAAGTTATGCTACGACTTTGCAGTAGCCCAAGAAGTAACCCATGGAGTATGGGGTGGCATCAATTTCGGTGCTGAAAACGATGCAAAAGAAGGAAAATTATTTTGAGTAAATTTGAAGATGATCTATCAGAGATTTTTGTAGAAGCAGAAGCATTGCTACTACGCAAGCACCGCGACTATGGACCGACAAATATTAGTCGCGCACCCGGCGGTGCTATCAACGGCCTTCGTGTGCGTATGCACGACAAGACTGCTCGCATCAACCACTTAGTAGATAGCGGTGCAACACCGGAGAACGAGAGCCTGCGCGACTCGTTTATCGACCTGCTGAATTATTCGGCAATTGCGCTAATGGTGCTTGACAACAAGTGGCCAGATAAATAAACTATCAAATGTCGGTGGTAGGAACTAAAGTTGTTCTTACTCGAAAAGGAGAAAAATGCTGACTAATCAAAGAGTTCGCGACATCGCTTTATCCCTGTTCAAGCAGGAGAGCGAGCGCGACAAGCAAAAGAAAATCGGTGCATCGGACTTTAGTGACCCATGCGCCTATCACCTAGCAAAGAAACTTCTGGGGCAACCAGAAGATCCAATGAAGTATTGGCTTGGTGGCAAAATCGGAACTGCCGTCCACTCATTTCTTGAAGATGCAATGGAGAAGGCAGATCTTGAACTACTGCCAGAACTTGCATCAAAAGTTGTTGAGCAAAAGATTCACCTTGGTGAACTTGAAGGCTACGGAACTATCAATAGCAAGCCAGACCTTGTGCTTGTCGAAGATGGGCATCTAGTGGACTGGAAAACTTCATCTCGCGACAAAACTCGCAAGATGCAGAAAGTTCTGTTCGGTGAATCAAGCGATGCTTCTGTAACTTACAGTCTCAAAAAGTATTACACTCAGGCGCAGATTTATGCTTGGGGTCTAAACAAAGCCGGCACTAAGATTGATGCTTGCTCGCTAGTATTTATCAATCGCGATGGCACGACCGAGAATGATATTTGGGCGCATACTTTTGATTATGATGAAGCACATGCTGAAGCAGCTTGGTCAAGACTTGAAAGCATTTGGAAGGCTTTGCAGGCTAACCCAGATGTTGAGCAGTTTGACAAAGATCCAGATTGCTTCAAGTGCAGAATCGCGGAGCCGGCATAATGAAGGCACAGACTGCATTTATCGGCGCTTTTGTGCTGGCTACAATTTGGAGAATAATTGTTGGCGTGTTGCTATTGACAGCGCAAACAGAAATGACTACTCTTGGACTACGATGGATTTTTGTCCTTAGTGGTCTATGGATGATCGCTTTTGCAATTATCCGAGCAGTAAAAGGTTGGGTCGCATTTGACACAATCTTCAGAAACAAATAGAATATGGTAGTATCAACAACCCAAGGAAAAGGAGAAATCATGGCAGATTCGCCATCGATTCCACAACTTAGTTTCGCTAAGTTGATTCACAAGGCAGAAGCCTTGAACACGCCTAAGACCATTTTGATCTATGGCGATGCAGGTCGCGGTAAGTCGTGGCTTGCGGCATCAGCATCAGAGATTGCAGAAATGTCTCCGGTGCTACTTATCGATGTTGAAGGTGGCGCATCAGCCGTTGCCCGAGACTGGAAAGATGTTGATGTTATCAATGTCAACACCCACGAGCAGTTTGATGCAGTCATTCAGGATTTGCTGAATGTAAAGCACAACTACAAAACCGTAATCATTGACACTCTTGGTGTTGCTATGGATCGTGCCGAAAAGTTCTTCGGCGAGAAGCCAGAGAACAAGAACAACAAGTTTGGCAAGTGGGGAGACCTAAAGATTTGGGTCAACGACTTTGTTCGTGCCTTCCACGCTGCTCCGTTCGTCTCGATCATTCTGACACATGCAGAAGATCAGAAGGACGAGTCAACTGGCGCAGTAAAGACTGTGCCTAATCTTCCGGGTGGTTCTAAGAAGGACCTTCCGGGTATTCCAGACATTATTGGTTACATGACAACCGAGAAGTCTGAGAATGGTATCCGCCGAGCATTGATTGTAGAATCATCTGATCGACTCGTTACCAAAAACCGCTTCAACTTGCCACCGGTTATTTACGAGCCGAGCATGAAGAAGATTCTCGATACAATCAAGAAACTAGGAGAAAAGTAAAACATGTCAATTTCATTCGACATTCCATCAGGTGCGCTATCAAGTGCATCTGCAAGCACCAACTCATACGATCCACTTCCAAAGGGTAAGTATGATGTAACCATTTTCGACATTCAGGCTGACACCGTAAAGTCAGGCGAGAACGCCGGCAAGCCACGCTGGAAAATCCAGTTGAAGGTTGCTAGCGGTCAGTTCGAGAATCGCCGTCTATTCACCCTTATCCCGCTTTATGTTGCTGGAGACTTCTGGAAAACCCAGTCGTTCTTCGAAGCACTTGGCTATGACATGCAGGCTGGCAAGTTCACTGTGCCAGAGATCGCAGAGTTGCTAGGCAAGGCAGTAACGGCTCGCGTTACTATTCGCGAAGCACAGGGAGAATATCCTGCTGATAACAATGTTTTAGGCTATGACAAGCCGGCTACATCTAATGCTGCCGATCTGTTGGCTAGCATCGGGGCTACTGCGGTAGACTCAAAATCACCTTTCGAGACTTTCTAGTCACGAATGGGCGAGTAGGGGCGCGTCTACTATAAAACGCGCATAACTCCTAATTGGTATGACATCAAATTTCTTCTCCTTTCAGATGTTTTCAGGTTCGATTCCTGATTAGGGGACGCTTTGAAAAGGAGAATAAAGCAAATGGAAATTAGAGAATTTTTTGAGACAATTTTTAGTGATGGTGCTGGATACGCCACCATTGTTACTAAAGATGCTCGAAATAACCCAACAAATCAAAAGTTTTTCAGTTACCCAGATGAACTTGACGAGATGGTCGAATACGCAAATCGCTTCAAGAGCGAAGATGTGTATTTCTCGCCTATCTTGTTTTACGAAGAAAGACGAATTCGCGAGAACGCGAAGTCTGTAGCCGTAGTTTATGCGGATGCTGATGCATGCCCGCCAGAAAAGTTTTTGCTACAGCCGAGCATCTCGGTTGAGACTTCGCCTAATCGCTGGCACTGCTACTGGATTCTGCCACAGTCGCATGATCCTGCGCAGATTGCATTGCTATCTAAGAAGGTTGCCTACGCGCACAAAGAAGATGGTTGCGACCTATCCGGCTGGAATCCAACCAAACTACTTCGCGTGCCTACAACGAGCAATAAAAAGTATGAAGCAACCTATGAAGTCGTGGGATCATCATCTGGTGAGATCTATACCCTAGAGTCACTAGAAGCCGTCTATGGGGCTATCAAGGTCGATTCTGTGCTTGACCCAAGCCTTGCGCCAATGCCACAGCCTGCGAATATGACTGAGATTCTCTCAAAGATTCCTAGTAACCCTGAGATCATGTCGCTATACATGGATGAACCGCCAGTTGGCGCAGATATGTCGAAGCGACTATGGAAACTAGAACTTGAACTATTCCGCAACGGCCTAAGCGCCGAAGAAGTTTTTAGCGTAGTTCGCTATGCCAAGTGCAACAAGTATCATCGCCCAGACCGCCCAAAGCGTGCGGATGCCGATGGAGACCTATGGCGCGAAGTTCAGCGAGCAGCGCAAACATATTTGATTGACGGATCGAGCGCGTATGTTGAAACCGAGCCTGCAAAGCGCGAAGTAGAGAAGCCAATCAATTTTCTTACTGATGATGAACGACTAGTAGTTGCAAGCAACCGCACATTCATTGACAAGTATGTTGAATGGGCAAAGCGTAAGACTGATGCCGCAGATGCTTATCAGATTGCTAGCGCGTTCACTGTGCTATCGTCTGCGTTCTCTGATACCGGCTATGCGATTCCAAAATACGGCAAGATGGGCTTGAATCTATGGTTCATGATTCTTGGTGAGACTACTCGTAGCCGTAAGTCAACATCACGCCAACTAATGCTTCGCATGGTTCGCGAGTATGAGAAGTTTGCTGGCTACCAGATCGATGTTGGTTCAGATGTTACTGCCGAAGGTCTAGTCAAGTTGCTATCTAACCGCGATAAGCAGACATCACTATTTCACCGCGATGAAGTGCAGGGTATGTTCAAGGACTTTATCAACAAGACCTACATGGCTACTGCAGCAGAACGCTTTACTGAGTTGTATGATGGTCATGTGCCGGTTATCGTTCGATCTACCGGCGGTGGCACTCCCGGCAAAGGCATGCAGTCTGAGCGCGCTGAGACTAACTTCATCATGTATCTAATGGGTATCACCAGCAAAACTGCAGATGTCTTGACTACTGAGTATTTCCGTTCTGGATTCTTGGCACGATTCATTTATGTAATTGCAGATGCTCCGGACCGGACATACGAGAGTGAAGCGATCCAACAGGCAGATGAACTTGAGATTGCAGTTCGCGATGAAGAAATGCACTCAATCGTGCGTTCGCTTTATGATGCATATCTTTACTGGCAGAAGAAGGGCGCGCCATTCCCACGCCCGCTACGCCTAACCCAAGATGCGCTCGAGCGTTTCAACGCGTTCAAGTGGGAGATGGGTAACTTTACTGCCGGACATGAGCATGAAGAATCGATTGAGCCATCGCGCCAGCGACTTGCTCTATCTATCTGGAAGTGTGCAGTTCTGCTTGCTATGTATGACAAGTCTGATGAAGTGCAGTTGAAGCATATCTTGATTGCAATTCACTATTCAGAAGATTGGTTCAAGAACTTAGTTCGCATGGCTGGAGCAATCTCAGCATCAGAATGGCAACGCGAAGTTGACTCTCTTGAAGCACTTGTTGCTACTAAGGGTGGTCGTATTCGTTATGAAGAAGCCTACAAGCGTTTTGGCAATAAGAGAAAACGAGAGTTTGACGAAATGGTAGAAGCACTTAAGTCTCAGGGTCGTATGACTTTGATGAACGATCACAACAAGTTGTTCTTGGAAGTGGCTCATGGATAAGGACATTCTAATTCTTCGCGCCGTAAATGAAGCAATTTGGCTTCGCGATCATGCGAGCAAGATTGATAAGGAAAAACTATTTGAAGTCATTGAAAATATTGGTGAGTATAATGTTTTTTCGGCAAGACAATTATCTGCACTTGCCGGAAACTCTATTTCTCACCAGACTGTTGCGCGTCTTTGCAAAAAGACCGAAAAGACCGGTGGGCGACTAAACCCAAAGTCTCTAGATGAAATTAAGCAATGTTTTCATGATCGGATCAATGGAACTATTGACTATCAACTTATTTCGAAAATTCTTGATGCTGGAACTTCGCAGGGTATGGTCGAAAAACTTACCGGCATTAGCCAGACAAAGATTAGCAAAGGTATCAATGGATCTGTTCTCAAAGAAGGCAAACTTCAATGATGTTATCAAGAATGAAGAAGCACTCATGTTTCATGCAGTCAAGTTTCAATCTGGATTTAGGTATGAATTAGCAAAACTATGTTTTCAGCACATTCAGCAGCGAAAAATAAAAGGCTAAAAATTGGCTCGCTATTCAGCGGAACTGGCGCACTTGATTTAGCAGTAATGGATATCTTTGAAGCAGATGTGGCTTGGCACTGCGAGATTGAAGAAGCACCTTCTAAAATACTAGATATCCACTGGCCCGGTGTGCCTAACTATAAAGATGTCACTCAGGTTGATTTCACAAATATAGAGCAAGTAGATATTCTTACCGGTGGCTTCCCATGCCAAGACTTATCGATTGCTGGTAGTCGTAAAGGTCTTAGTGATGGCACAAGATCAAATCTTTGGTTTCAGTTCCATCGTGCAGTATCCGAGCTGAAGCCCAAAATAGTAGTAATTGAAAATGTAAGGGGTTTGCTAAGTGCAAAAGCCAATAGCGACTTGGAACTCAGAACTTCTAGTCTGGAATACAAAGCAGGAGAACCAACTCTTAGAGCAATGGGCGCTGTGGCAGGAAGTCTGGCCGAAATCGGGTATGACTGTCGATGGACAACTGTTCGCGCTTCCGATATTGGAGCGCCGCATCAGCGAGAGCGAGTCTTTATCATCGCCTATCCTTCCAACTCCAACACTCGCACACCTGCGTAATCATGATGAACCGATAGATAATTATCTTAAGCGCCGTCAGGATTATCTAGATGGAAAAACAAAGGGCATGCCCGGAGTATCACTCGGTGTCGCTGTGCGGATGGACTGGTCTAGGTATCAAGAAGCAGTAGCGCGTTGGGAGCAGGTATTTGGCTTTTCAGCACCTAAAGCAACTATCCCAGATGGTCCAAATGGTGAAGAAAGATTGAACCCAGAACTCCCAGAATGGATGATGGGTCTCGATCCCGGCTGGATAACCAATCGTGGATTGACCCGCAGAGAAGAACTTAAAATGACTGGTAATGGAGTTGTCAGGCAGCAAGCAAGATATGCCATACAAATCCTTTTAGAAAGTTTAGAATCTTCGACCCAATAGAATTGCTTTATGGGCAAACAAATACTTTCATTCGATCCCGGCGGAACTACCGGCTATGCAATAGTTGAGTTCGATAAAGATGATGTTCGGCTAGTTGAGAGCGGTCAAATACCGGGTTCTTATGAGGGCTTTGTAGACTGGTGGCAATCTCGCGCAATTGATCCATCAGCCTACATATTGGTATGTGAGTCATTTACTCTGCGCGAAGGTATACATGGAGTAAATCTTGATCCATGCTATGTAATTGGCTCGCTTCATGTCCTTTCAGATGGAAATAAAGTCTATTACCAGTCACCGACATTCAAAGGCTTCTGCGATAACGATGCGCTCAGATCGCTAGGTATGTGGCTAAAGGGTCAACAACACGCCCGAGACGCAGTTCGACACGCCGTAGCCTATCTACGCACAAAAGAGAAGCATATCCCTACACTTAAAAAGGGATGGCCTGAAAACAACTAGGTTTTTATGGCAAATGCTGATAAAATAAATAGCATAACTATTGGAGAAATCCAACCTAACAGATGGGCAGTAATGAGTTGTAAAGTATGCCGTATGGCTGAGACCGAACCGGGTCTCAAGGAGATGCTTCTTACAAAATCAAGTCGCTTCATTGCACAGCACTATGACCTTGGTAAAACAAGTGTTGTAAAGCATAGGAAACAATGCGGTGGAGTTTATGTTCCAGAATCAACTGAGCGCCGCATGGAAGAAAATGAAGCGCAGGAATTTATCTTTGCCAATGGAATTGGTGAACTTCGCACCGGTGTGCTAGAAACAGATTCACAAGCATCGCCTATTGCAAACATGTCTTATGATGCAATTTTGAAGTTTTTTGGGCATAACCCAGAAGAAGTTGAAATCACTGGACTATTGCGTGAGCGCCACAGTCAGTATTGGTCAACAAAACTAGAAAAAATGATGTGGAAGCATAGTTACGCATTTGCCGTATCAAAGCACACAGACCTCGCTCCAAAAACCCAAGAACTTGATCCAATTGCCCTTATCAAAGAACTTGGTATTAAATCAAAACCAAAGGGCATAAGTAAGGTAAATGGAGAAAGTTCAACATGGGTTTTGGACTGGGCAGATTGGCAAGTAGCCAAATTAGAAGGTGGCGGAAGCGCCGGCTTCGTAGAGCGACTAGATTCCGCATTGGCTTCAGCATTGGTGCGCCTCGTAGAACTGCGAAGCATCGGGCGGAAACTAGACGAATTAGTGATTATTGGCGGCGGAGATATCGTAGAAGGATGCGTAATCTACCCACAGCAATCATTTCACATCGATGGTCACAGGCGCGATCAAATAAAACTCGCAGTCGCTAGCATCCTAAAGGGTCTCTATACGCTCGCACCATACTTTGAGAGTGTGCGCGTAGTGGCAGTTCCCGGCAATCATGGCGAGCATCGAATCAATGGAAATCGCACAGCAATTGGCGATAACGATGATGTTCTGGTATTTGAGATGGCAGAAGTTGGTATCAAAAATGACCCAAATATGTCTCATGTAAAATTTGAAATAGCACAAGACGAAGTATCCATGGTCACAGAGATTTTAGGTTGGAAATATGGCGTTACTCATGGTGATGTTTATGGCAAGTCTGGTGGTTCTGGTATCAGAAATAAAGTATTCAACTGGATTAGGACGATGGCTGCTAATCGTCACCCGGTCGGTCTTGTGGATGTTCTTGTTACTCACCATTATCATCATGATGCTTTAGAGGATTGGGGATCAATGCTATGGGTTCAAAATCCAACAATGGATGGTGGAAGTCACTATTACAAAGAGGCAACCGGCCACTACGCAAAACATGGAATGAACAGTTGGGTAGTGACTACTCAGGAGCGTTTCCAAGACAAGCAAATACTCCGCTAAAAGAAGTTGTTTTTGATCCATACGATGGCGAGTATGTAGATGTCTACCTTGTTTGCTATTGCGGTTCTAGCGTATTCGGCTTGCCTAATAAGGCATTCTTCTGCAAGCATTGCGACTTGCCATGTCAGGCAACTATCCCATGCGAGACATGCGCTCGCTACGACCTCGTGCTAAATGACTATCTAGGCAATAATGATGTAGAATAATTGTGGGCTTGTTATGGTTTCGTCAACGCCATAAATCCGTATACGGCAAGCGTTGCACAAGGGTTCGATTCCCTTCAGGTCCACTTATGCCCTATGGCGCAATCGGCAGCGCAGGAAACTGTTAATTTCAAGGTTCTAGGTTCGAGTCCTAGTGGGGCAGCAAAGAAGGGGTAATTATGCCAACATATGAGTATTACTGTGCCAATAAGCATGAGTATGTAGAAGTTCGCTCAATCTTCGATGAACAGAAGATAACTGAGTGCAAAGAGTGTGGGCTACAATTGATACAGCGTATTGGATCGCTTGGCATTTCTTTCAAGGGTTCTGGCTTTTACGCTACAGATAAGAAGGAAAAATAATGCCATATTACATTCGTAAAGGCGCACCGGGTTGCGCTGGATGGGCAACCACTCACGCAGATGGATCTGTGCTTACCTGCCACAAGAGCCGCGGAGATGCAATTCGTCACATGGTTGCAGTATCTATTGCAACTAAGGAAAAGCCGGGCGGAACTTGGGGAACTAAAAAAGAGTCAGTTCTTGACCAAATGCTTATTGAAGCTGCAATGGCTGAGGCGGAATCTGGCCCAGAAGAATGGGCTTTGCTAAACGAGCGTCAGCGCGAGCAGGCTAAAAACAATTCTGAACTAGCAGTAGAGTTTGGTATGTTTGACCAAAGTTCAATGGCTAATGGCGCACACTACGCTCCGGCTACCAAAAATCCATTCAAAGCATCTGGGCTAATGTGTAAAAACTGCGTGTTCTTTGATGAACTAAATAACCAGTGCCAGATTGTTTCTGGGTCAATCGAGCCTGAAGCGATTTGTAAACTTTGGGTAATCCCAGAATCGTCAATCAAAGAATAATGGCTGATCAATATAAGCCACCCGCTGGTGTGCAGAGTGCAGCGAAGCGCGCGCTCAAATGGATTGCAGATGGTAAGGCTGGAAGCGGATTTACTGATGTCGGTAGGCGCAGGGCTTCGCAGTTGGCTTCTGGCAAACCGGTAAGTCGCGATACTGCAGCGCGAATGAAGTCATACTTTGCTCGTCATAATGTTGACAAAAAGGCAACTGGCTTTAACTCTGGCGAAGAAGGCTATCCATCACCGGGTCGCGTGGCTTGGGATGCTTGGGGCGGCACAGCCGGGCAAGCATGGACTAACCGAATAAACTTTGACAAATAGCAAAACCCCCGGCTCACCTCTGAAACCGGGGGTTTTGTCTTGTCGGGATTCCGCCTACGG